TATATTTGGGGTCTAAAAGTTAAAAAAGGGTCTTTTTGCTCGCTCTATCCCTCATATAGCTTATTATTTCTCTTTTTGTTGTGTTAAAAAGGCAGATGTTACGGAGTTTTTTTCCTAAAGATTTCTATCTTTGTTTTACGAATGATTTACGAAAAAATAAAAAAGGTATGGCAACTGTATCATGGGTAGTATTTAAGCATCATAAAAAATCGGACGGTACATATAATCCCAAAATTCGAATATCACATAACCGAACATCATCGTATATATCAACCCCTATATATACGGATATGGTTAGGTTTAAGAAAAAATCGGCTTCAGGTACTATTACTTTAGAAAAAATAAAAGAAGAGCTTGATGATATAGTGAAGGAGTATCGCCATATTATAAATGAGAATCAAGAGGTTGTTCAGGAATGCGAGACGTCTAAGGATATTGTTTTAATGATTGAAAGACGGAAGAAGCGTAAGGATATAGATTTCATAGAATTTGCTAGACAGCATATCCAGATGACTCCCAATACGGGAACTAGAACAGTTAAGACTACCGGAATAAATGCGCTTTGTCATTTTCTTAAATATAAAAATGGTAATGATAAACTCTCAATAAAAGATTTAACATCTAAATTATTAAGAGAATACGAAGGATGGTTGCGAAAAGAAAGATTAATCACTGTCAGACAAAACAGGACAGCAAAACAAGAGTATAGGACAATTAGAAAACCGGCTTTAAATGATACCGGTGTGCATTCTTATATGGGTGTGATCCAGTCTGTATTTAATGCGGCCTTACTACATTTTAATGACTACGAAAAGGGAGATATTATAATAACTAATGACCCGTTTAAAGTATATACTATCCCGCCAGTCCTGGAAGCTAAGAAAAGGGCTGTAGATGTTGATATAATCAGGAAAATCTATAATTATTCTCCAATAAATAAACGAAAAAGAACTACTACTTTTACCCGTGATATTTATATTTTGTCTTTCCTGTTGGCAGGGATGAATGCGATTGATATGCTTGATTGTCAAATGGTGAACGGTCGAATAGAGTATGAACGCCAAAAGACAAAAGATCGGAGAAAGGATAAGGCTTTTATATCTGTATGCATTCACCCTTTGGCACTCCCCATCATTGAAAAATATCGTGATCCATCTGGAAAGTGTCTATTTGATTTCTATAAAAGATATAGTAATATACGTAATCTGACGAAAGGAATACATCGGGGTATGAGGTCTTTGTGTGAGGAGATTGGGATAGATTATGTTCAATTCTATTCTGCTCGCCATTCTTTCGCCACTATTGCCCGTAATGAATGCGATATAAGTAAAGATGATATATCGCTATGTTTGAACCATTCAGCTGGTAAGACAATAACAGACACTTATATTAAACGAGATTTTTCAAGAATAGACAAAGTGATAAATAAAGTGGCTGACTATGTATTGGGGTGATAAAAAAGCCCGCTTTTAAGACGGGCTAATTGTTGTTATTACATATTCTTTTTTACTAGATCAATATATCCAGGGAAATCTCCGGGATTATTATATAGCTTTTTGGGATCATTTGTCATCTGAATTACTTCCCAGCTTGGCGATATATATATAAGATATTCGTCCAAAATAACAGCTCCTAATTTATTCTTTCCTCTAAATTTATAATTGTATAAATATGCTGCATCCTCATAAACCTTATCTCCCATTGCATTTTGAATAGAATCTATTCCAGCAAGTATTATGCTATCTTTGTTTATTGAGGAAGAATAATCTAATCCATATTCGGATGCTCCTTTATTGTTCTCAATGCTTTTTTTGAAGTATTCTTTTCGATAGTTTATATTATCAATATACTTTATAGTATCAATGGCTTCCGCAGAAACAAACTCATAGCTGGACCAATCATTCATTTCTGTTTTTAGTTTGGCTTCTACTGCTTCTCTTACTTTTTTCTCGTTTTGATTACCCGATCCCCCACATGAACAAAGTGCAGTGATTGCACATACTAATAAAATGATCTTTTTCATAAGCTAGTTTTTTAATTATCCGATTTTGTTTGATTGTGTGAATTTAAATACTCTACTGCCTTTTGGTACTTTTCATTAAATTCATTCATCTTTTTATTATATCTCACTGTGTCTTTAAATAATTCAAAGTCTTCTTTAATATGTGCTTTCTCTGTTTCTGCATTTTCTATAATACTCTATGTTCTGTTGTTCAACGACAGAGCGCCATAAGAATATAGGGACCAGTAAAAACAATGAGAGTAAAATGTATAATATACCTGCTTTTATTAGTGATTTTCGCTCGGAAGGATTACAAGGTACTTTTATTCTTATATCCTGTTTTACATGTCCGTTCAGCCTGCGACCATCTTTATATCTTTTATCTGGTACAAATTGTGCAACTAAAACAGATTTCTTCATGAATACTGTTTTTTGAAAAAACTTCATGATACCAAATATTAATATAATAATAGAAGGTACTACTAAAATAGCAAAAAATAAAGAAACAATATAGAGTGCTATTTTAATACCAGCGTTATATCTAAATAAAGATACTTTAAACCCTTCTGCTTCTGCTCTTAATCTTAATTCTTCAGGGGAGATAACCTCATTGGTTGATTCATCGAAAAATTGGTTATGTGTATTTTTACCGATACCTCTTATTGGGGTACTATGTGCATTCCCATAAATAGAGTTACTTATCACTTTCCCTCCATCTCGTCCCACTTGATTCACAGCAGACTGTATAAACCCTTTTGCTAAATCTTCAGTAAAATTTCCCATTAAATTTATTGCTATTTTTTATGTTGCCAACAGTAGATGCTTCCTTTTTCTGCATTACGTTTACATTGGTCTCCATCTTTAGTTATTGCCTGACATCTTTGGTTGTCGTCTTCATCACTACATGCTTGCAAAAATGTTGGTAATAAAAAGATTGAAATTAATAGCAGTGCCTTTTTCATAATCTTGTGTTTTAATTAATTTAATATTCGATTGTTATTCTTATTTTATCTTCTTCTAGGTCTAACTGATTCTATAACATTGAAAATCTGTTTTACATCGCACAAATCAATAACTCGATCAGGGTACATATCATTTAATGAATGAATAGTAATAGTGTGATTTTCCACATCATGATCTATAATGCGCTTAACTATTATTCCATCGGTGTGCACTATAACGAAATCCCATTTGCGAAGATGTAATTTGGAAGTTGCCCAAAGGTATGGAGCGATTTCACGACAGTAAAGTCTATCGCCTTCTAGATAGCTTTCTTCGGTTCCATTATTCATACTATCTCCTTTGACCTCAAAGGCTATATAATTTCCATGTCCTTCTTTATCTACTATAAATGGTATTTTAGGTAACTGCTCCATGTAAGATGTGTCTGTGTATCCATCTAAATAACCCGCATAAGCGAATTGATTAACTAACGGGATATAAACCACGTCTTGTTGGATGGGCGTAGCTTCATTATATTGGGGTGTATTATTGGTAGTTTTGAGCATTTCGCCTTCTCCTGTAAGTAGCCAAGTAGGATTTACGTCAGGAATTTTAGACAGTATTTTATCTAAAACACTTTTTCCGATTCCTCTTTTTCCACTAACCCATCCACTTGTAGTAGATGTTTTCTCATTCATGAAATTAGCAAATTCCATGTTATTATCATGGAAAAAGTATTTTCTTACTTCTTTAATCCTTTCAAATACTTCCATATCACAGGTTGAAGATTCGCATTATTGTTAATAAATCTTTTATTTGCGAATTAAATTCGCATAAAATTTGCATGATTCGCAAAAGTGCGTATCTTTGCAACATCAAACAACATCCAACACCACAAAGGTGCAAAGTTTGAGCGAGAAAAACAAATTTTTTACATAACTAAAAATAGGTAACAAAAAAGATTATGAAAGCAATTATAGACTACAAAAAAGAAAATAGTGAATTGACAGGTTCAATCATGATAAATGAATATGCAGGTAAAACTACTTATATAGCAGTTACAGCATCAGCTAGCAAAACCTACAAGACATTGAAAGGTGCTGAAAAGTTTATGAACGAATATAATTACAAGAAAATATAATACAGGCAGGGCGAAAGCCCTGTGTAATTCAAAATATTATGAACGCATTTACATTTTTGACAGAAAACGGCAAATTCAATAACAGTGAGATCATGAAACATGCTCACATTTTGAAGGCGTATCGTCGTATCTCTTTGAGTGAGGCTTTGAAAAAGGCTTGGTTCTTGGCAAAGAGACAGCAGAGAGAATACAGAGAAGTTGAAGAGGATAAGAAGTCTTTCAAACCTGTGTTTAATGCTAACAATGGAAATGTATTGAAGGCGTTCTTTGCCGGAAATCATGCTGATTATGTAAATCGTGATAGTTCTTGGATATAAAATATAACCCGTAAAAAGGTAGTCTGATAATCCGATATAAAGCACCTACGACAATCAGCGCTGTGAGTAAGGGAAACCAGTCGGACGGGGAATAAAAGCCCGTATCAACGTAGAGAATATTTGCTACGGGCACATTGATTAGTTCTTTGACAAGTCTGTGAAGCGTAAATACAGCTAAAAATATAACCTGTATTTATGAACGTGCAACGAAGCACTAAAAATAGGAGACACCGTTTTACGGTGGGCATGCTACGATTGGGTAGAAAGCTTTATGAATATTATATAGTCCGAAAAATCGTCTTTATCAGTAAGAAAACGGGGTTAGGCGTCCGTACGCTATTTACATATAAGCTCATAGTTATGCGTGATGCAAGTAATCGAATTACTCTATGAGCACAATAAAATGATTGCTATGGAAGAAATTTGGAAAGATATTGAAGGTTCTAATGGAAGATATAAGATATCTAACATTGGTAGAGTTATGTCTAAAGGTGTAGACGCTAGAGGTCATAATAGAAAAGAAAAAATACTGAAGCCTAAAAATGATGGATGGGGTTACTTGCATGTCGGTATTAGAATGAATGGAAAAACAGTTAACAGAAAAATTCATGTCTTGGTTGCTGATGCTTTTATTGGCAAGAGATTAAAAGGTATGCAAATAGATCATATAAATGGCAACAAAAAAGATAATTGCGTCAATAATTTAAGAATAGTAACTCGTTATGAAAATTATAAAAATGAAGTAACATATAAAAGACATCCTTGTAAAGAAAGAGGTGTAATAAAAATGGACTTATCTGGAAATGTACTCTGTGAATATAGTAGTATAAATGAAGCGGCAAGGTTAAATAATAGTTCGACTGGAAACATTTGGGCAACTTGCAATGGAATGTATAAAACTTATCATGGTTTTAAATGGGCGTTTAAATAGCAGGTTAGGCGAGCTATAACGCTATCTAAGTGATTCAATATATAGCCCGTCAGTTCCCGATTACTGGTACAACTGTCTAAAAGGTTGGCGGGCGCTAATTTTTAATTCAATATTTATATGAAAGATAGCAATGATGTTATTATCATACATATAAAAATAATCATTTTTATATTGGGTTTTATAGCAGGTATATTATTAGGCAAATAATATTTTAATGGTTTTTTCTATGTGGGTGTACAGTCTGCGAAGATAATGCACCTTTTATTTACCCTATATAGTGCCTATATAGGGTAGTTTTTCGGAAATTTAATAAGGGTGGTTAGCTTATCGGTTAGAGCTTCGTGTTGCGCAACCAATTATCACGATTGAGAGAGGTTCAACTCCTCTACCATCCACTAATAATAATTAAATAATTAATCTTATGGCAAAAGAAGGAATTTGGATGCAGTTTTTAAAAGGACTAGCTATTAATGAAGTTGTAGAGTTACCTAATAGCTCGTATGACAGTTTAATGAACGTGACTAGATACAGAGCTAGAAGAAGATATGGTATCGTGGTTGAAAGAATAGGAGACATTGACTATTTAAAAGGCACTTTTAAAATTAAAAGAATTGCATAATGGAAATTATACCCCAAGACTATCAGACGTATGTGGAGAACTGCAAAGCTTCTTCAAACATCGTATTGACGGAAAAGGAATTTCAAGTAGCCGATATCTCCCATAGGGGATTTTTAGATAAAGAAGTTGCGGATATTTTAAGAAAATCCGTGCAAACGGTTAGTTTTCAATTAAAAACAATCAAGCGAAGACTGGGGATAGATAAAAACGTAGAACTAACTTGGTATATGCACTTTGTTGCTCTTAGGAGAAATTTCGATATAAATGAGATACGAAAGCATGGTGTTGCGGTATTTTTCTCTATATACCTCTTCGTTTTAGCTATTACTCCTGATTTTCAAATGGAAATGAGAAGGTTGATAATACGTTCCGGTGCTCGAACATCAACACGAACGATTAGCCCTGAAAGAGACAGTGATTTGATGTTCGCTGCCTAATATTAACTATAAAAATATATTCTATGAAAACAATTCATAAAATACAGAATGTAATTGCGGTCATTGCTTTAGGAATGTCTATGCATTTAGCAACGCAATTGGAAATAACTACCAAAGAGACTATATCAGCCGCTATAATGGTAGTTCTCACTATAGTAATGTTACTAGAAAGAAGCTCTAAGGAAATTCATCAAAAAGAATAGGAGGGTATATGGATGATCCCATTATTAGCCAAGCTATACAAATAGGCATTAAATTTGGCATTGAAGCATATAAGAATGAAAGAAATGCAAATCTCAAAAATAAAAAAATTCTTATATGTAAATCCGATGCGGAAGACCGTTTCGGAAGCGGAGTTCTTAGAAATTTAGAGAAAAGGAAACTTATATATCCTTATCAATTTGGTATTGAGGAAGTAGTGGATGAAGAAGGAGAACCAATCAAAAAAGCAAAAGGATATATTTATTATAAACTATCCGATCTAATAGAGGCGATAGAAAAAGGCAATATTCTAAAATGCCTTCAAAAGCATAAATAACCATTCATTTATTAATTAACCCAATGCCGACACCCCAGGATGTCGTAGAGTGCAAGCCTCTGTATTTGAGTTATACATGTTCTATATCCTAGTGTCCGTTGGTTCGGTATCTAGGAACTAAATTTTGATGCAATAAACTTTTCGGGAAGCGTCGGTTCGTGAGGATAGGCGCTTTATTTATTAACTAAAATAAAAATCATAAATGAAAGAAGAAAGGACATTGAGTTTTGGCAAATATAAAGGCCAAGAAATAAAATATATCATACTTACCCACATAGGGTATATTATGTGGTGTTTTGAAAACATCGGTTGGTTTAAACTTACCGATGAAGAGCAAGCATTATATGATGCAGTGGCTATAATGATTAAGAAAGAGGGTTTGCCAATGACCTTTCCTGTTGAACTTATGTATAAGCATATAAAGAGCAGAGAAGCATTTGAACTATTAGAAACTCCATTTATTAGCTTCGATGGATATACATCATTCAGAGAATCAGAAAAGGATAATCCAATCTGTAAAAGTGTAGAGAAGTATATTACTTCAAATACACATCGAAGTATTACATCTGGAGGCTTTTCGACAGGTGACTTAGGCGGCTTGATTCATTCTATGGATAAAGACATTGAAGCAGCCCGTATGAGCGGATGGGCTGAAGAATATATATTTGGCGGTTGGGGTAGCATGAATGATTATAAAGATTAGTAATACTAAAATGGGTACAGGACGTTGCTTGCTGTATAGAAAACTGTGACCTATTCAAGCAATTTACCTTAGGCGAAGGGTAGAGTATATTTTGATTAACCACTTTAATAATATAAGATATGAAAGAAGAAAAAGAATTAGCTCTTAGAGATCAAGAGTCTGTGTTTGAAATTCAAACTGCAGATTTAAGTAAAAGCGAACTTCCTTCCTTGGATGATGCAAAAGAACTCCCGATAGATTTATGCGGGAATTATTGGTCTCCAGAACATGCGGGAGAGTTTAAAAAGATCTTTTTTGTAGAAATTAAACCACAAAAGGTATTAAGTGCTACAAATTCGGATGAATTAATAGATTTAGACTGTGCATTTTTCTTAGAAAGGAAGGCGGACGGAACGGTTCAAACAGTAACTAATGGCTCCCGAAGATTAGTTGGTATTTTAGAACAATACATTGCGAATGGTGCAATTAAAAGTGGAACTCCATTGAAGATTACCTATATGGGCAAGAGAAAGAATAAGACGAATAATTTTCAGTCTGATAATTGGTCTGTAAAACCGTTGCTTATTAATTTGCCAGCTGCTGGATAATGGAAGCGTTTGACTTGAGTGAATTTGCAGAAGGGGAAGAGCTAAACCCTTCTGCCTATAATCCGGAAGATTATCCCACTAAAGAAGAGATGCTAGACTTTATTTCCTTAAACTCTCATAAACCAGCAATTAATATTGATTTAAAAGAATTAAGCGTTAACGGAGTGGTGAAACGTGATCCAATGGAAATGTATTTGAAAAGCAGGCATATATCTTCTTCTAACCTCAAAAATGCTCTCAAGACTCCTCGTTCATTTTACTATGACTATGAAAGGGTATTTGAGGAAAAAGAAAAGCCATGCTTCCAATTGGGGACATTTGCTCACATGGCATTTTTGGAGCCACGTTTATTTGAGCTTGTCAAAGTAGAACCTAAATGTAGCCAATCTTCCAAAGAAGGTGTAATAGGAATTATTAAGTTCTATAATGAGTTATTATCAAATGATAAGGGCTATGTTCCAGATGTCGAAGAAGAAATACCCTCTGAAAGATGGAACTTTAGCGATCTTAAAGATTACCGTGATTATAAAAAACAGAAATGTTTGGATCTGGGTTACTCCTTTATCAGTGAGGATATGAGTATGATAATAAAAGCTCTTGAGAGAAACTATTATTGGTATGGTGGTGGTATTATCCCCCAATTATTGAAAGGGGCTTATTCAGAGGTGTCTTTTTATGGCAAAGATGAAGAAACAGGGCTAGATGTTAGAGTTAGGCCGGATTATTTCAATGTAGAGGAAAATATTGGTGTAAATGCCGTAATTTCCTTCAAGACCACACGAGCCGATGATCTCGGTAAGTTCTACTATGATTGTGCAAAACTCAAATACGAGCTTTCTGAAGGAATGTATCAAGAAGTAATGAGCGGCATTACAGGACGAAACTTTAATGTAACAATAATGATAATGTTACAGACGGTTGAGCCTTTTGATGTTGCCGTTTTATTCTGGTCTCCTGATGATCTTGCAAATGGCAAATATAAATATCATTATGCTCTTTCCATCGTAAAGGAGTGCTTTGAAAAGAAGTGGTTTCCTGGCTATGATGCTAAGGCGGAAGAAGGTGCCCGTGGTATTATTGATATGCAGCTTCCGGAATGGAGCCAGAAAATGCTTCATCCGGTTGCTATTGACAATGTTGAATGATTAATAAAATAAAAAACAATGATTGATTTAAAAGACTACTCTCCGGAAGAGATTCAATTCAAACTTCCAACAACTGTAAAATTCCCAGAAGTTATATTTCCCGATTGCGTATCCATTGATGATATAAAAAAGAAGCTGGCGGAGAACTTTATTACTATTCAGGAAAAAGATGTAATAGCCAATCGGGTAATGGATAATTATGAAATATCAACGATTCGTGCTAATTACGGTGAAATTGCGGAAGAACAGATGCCGGAATTAGAAGCGCAATTAGAGGCATTAAAATCTAAATTCAATAATGAAAAGAAAGAGTTTGAAGCGAAAATTTCAGCTTTACATACCCAGTTTAAGGATCTTGTAAATCTTGCTAAAAAAGGGGTTAGGGATTACCCACTAAAAATGATTGATACCTTCCGTATTCCTGTTATGGGATATTATTTGTATTACTCGTGGGTGAATGAAGCTTTCCGTTTGGCATTGGTTCAGGAAATTCCGAAACACGAATATAATGATTTGTTTAATTCTGGAGAAAAAAATCAGGAAGCATTTAAGGAATTAGGCTATGATCTTCCGAATGTTGATTTCAAAGATACACGAAAAAATGTTCGTCAGTTTGGTGAAGGTGAGAATATTGTTGAGGTATGGGAAGAAGATGGATATGACGTTTGGTTGGAGCAATGGATAGAGGATTTGATTGATGAATTAACTGGTGAATCTACGCCTATTCAACGACATGAATTGCATCGTTCTCCAATAGAAGAAAGTCCATGGAGAAAGGAGGGAAATAATGACGAGACTAGCACACAAGAAGGGGAGGCCATCGAAGTATCGAAAGAGCCTGAAGAATAACCCGTATTGGGAGGAAGTGAAACGAAAGGTTCGTATTCGTGACGGGCATCGTTGTCAAGTGTGCGGCAAAACCTACAATTTAGAGATTCATCATAAAGTCTATGAAGTTGCTGGATATTCTATTGTTGGTCACGAATTAGAGTTCTTGTATTGTCTTGAAACTCTTTGCGAAGATTGTCACGCAATAAAGCATGGTAAGTAAATTATCCCGGAGACCGTTAGTTCGGTATCCGGGAACCAATAATTAAAACAACTCTTATGAAACAGATTAGTAACAAGCAATCCCAGCGTAATAGGGAGATTATTAAAATAAAACAAAACCTTCCTTCTTATTGTGCAATATGTGGAAGACCTGCTGTAGATGCAGCCCATTTAGTTCCTAAGAGCATGTATCCTGAACATTATACTAATCCTCGTAATATAGTTGGATTATGTAGGGAATGTCATAATAAATATGACAACGATTTAGCCTTTAGACGTAAACAAAAGCGGCTTATAGAACGTGTGAAGTCCTTTGATGAATGTGCAGCAAATAGATATTTCCGTTTATGAATAGTTATCAATTAATCTCCAAACTTCGAAAGATTAGGAATGACACTTATCTCACAGCAATAGATCAGGCTTTGTATTATGAATTAATAGCTATTTGTAATGAAAAAGGCTGGAAAGACGTGTTTGAAGCTCGTAGTTCCGTATTATGTACCTCGTTGAATATATGGGATAAAACATTGAGAAAATCACGCAAAATACTTGCAGATGCAGGTTTAATATCTTTTGAATCATGTAGAGATAAGAGGGTAGGATGCTATTATTCTTTTCAGACAAACCTAAGTAATGACATGAAATCATCGGTAATATCATCGGTAAATGGTACTGATGAAAATACTGGAGAAAATACTGATGATAACAAAATAGGAGATGTTCAGTCATCAGTAAACAATACAGTAATTTCTTCGGTACTACGTACTGATGAAAATACTGATGATAAAAATACTACTCCGGTAATATCATCGGTAAATGGTACTGATGAAATTGGAATTTCACCTATTATAGATATTAAAACTATAAACAAAGAAGAGAGTCTCGTGCGTGCGCACGAGAACACCCCACCCGAAAAGCCTAAAAAGTCAAAGAAGAAAGAAGGGGATGAAAAGCCATTAGTTTATCCATTCTCTTCGATTGCATTTATGTCGGCATGGGAAAAACTTCGGCAAACTCCGAAATGGAAGAAGAAACTCAATTACGCTTTGCAGCTTTCACTGGATAAACTTTCAAAATTCGAAGAAGAGTTTGCCATCCGACAGATTGAAAGAGCAATTGAATCTAATTGGACCGGGGTTGTATTTACGGGAACTGAACGAGATTATCAAGAATGGTTAAATTTGAAGCATGGAAACAATCGGAAATCAGATCAATCCTCAGAGTGTGCCGTTAAAGTTCGGACGGTCAAGTTATGATGCAGTTGCTTTCAGGAATTCTTCAGCTCTTTTCCGTAGGTGCTGTTTATTGGCATGTCCTGAATTCACTGTTGATGAAAGAAATCGTGAGTTTATGAACGAGCTTTTTTTATATCTCATCAAGGGATCAGAAAAACTAGATAGCAACAAAGGTTTATTACTGTATGGCCCTGTTGGAACTGGTAAATCCACGATATTAAAAATTATCCAATTGTACGACAGGTATAGCAACGGTAAGGACGAAACCGGATATTACTTATCTGGTGGATTCCCTATTGAATCTGCTACGTTCATTTCCAATCAATACACCAGAAAGGGAGTTGATGGTATTTCTAAATACGATGGGTTAAACGGCATTGCCCTAGGTATTGACGAAGTAGGAAAAGAACCAAGGGTAAAATACTTTGGTTCTGAAATGGATATAATACAGTATATTATCCAATCCAGATATGACAATCGTAGGATATGCAAAACGTTTATAACTACCAATATGCAGCCGGAAGAGTTTGAACCTAAATATGGGGAATATATCGCAGACCGAATCAATGAATTGTTTAACGTAATAGAAATTAAAGGGAAAAGCAGACGATGAAAACTTTAAAATACCTATTTGCAGCCGTATCTATCATAGCGATATATGCGGCTTTTTATTTTGTTATCTACTGGATAGCTGATTGTTTACGAACTTTTATATGATACAATGAAAAATGTAGAATTGTATAATGACCATTTCCAGAACTACAAAGTTTATGGAATCCCCAAAGCGCAGTTAATTATTGCCGATGTCCCTTACAATCTAGGAAATAATGCGTATGCCTCTAATCCCTCATGGTATGTGGATGGTGATAATAAGAATGGAGAAAGCGATAAGGCGGGTAAAGAATTCTTTGATACCGATAAAGATTTCCGCCCGGCAGAATTTATGCATTTCTGTTCCCAGATGCTTGTAAAAGAGCCAAAGGATAAAGGTAAAGCACCTTGCATGATAATCTTTTGTGAGTTTGAAGATCAATTTCGATACATCGAACTTGGTAAAAGATATGGGTTAAATAATTATATCAATCTTGTATTCCGGAAAGATTTCTCCGCACAGGTCTTAAAGGCAAACATGAAAGTAGTAGGAAACTGTGAGTACGGTTTACTTCTTTATCGTGAAAAACTTCCAAAGTTCAACAATGACGGTCGGATGATATTCAACTGCTTTGATTGGGTAAGAGATAATGAAACGCCCAAAGTGCATCCAACACAAAAGCCGGTTCCACTTCTTCGTAGGTTAATTGAAATATTCACCGATAAAGGCGATGTGGTAATTGATCCATGTGCCGGCAGTGGTTCAACTTTATTAGCTGCCGCCCAGTTGGGACGCAAAGCATACGGATTCGAGATTAAAAAAAAATTCTTTGCTGATGCGAATAAATTCGTATTGCCACAAGTACAGCAAACACTATTTCAATAATTAACCCTTGCAAGTTCTTGAAGAATTATCAAGGATTTACGTAAAACAAATAAAAAAGTATTCAATTATTAGGAATACAACATAGAAGAAAATGAAAGCAACAAAGATTTATTATCAAAAATGTTTCAATCTTGGCAATTACCAGAATGAAGTAGTTGGTATTGAGTTGGAAGTCGGTGACGGTGAGAAAGCCGTCGATGTACTTGAAAAGGCAAAGCA